ACGTACCGCGACAACCCGTTCCTGCCGTCCACGTTGCGCGCGGAAGCGGCGCGGCTCAAGGAATCCGACCCCGACAAGTACGCGCATATCTGGGGCGGCAGCTACGATCTGGGCGGCAAGGGGCGCGTGTACCCGATGTTCCTCGACAAGCCGTTCCCGTACGGCAACATCGACGACAGCATCGCGGACCACGGCGGCGAGCTGCTGATCGGGCAGGACTTCAACATCAACCCGATGGCGTCCGTGTTGGCGCAGCGCGTGGTGGACGAATGCCACATCCTCGACGCCTGGCAGATCGCGACGTCGAACACGACCGAGGTCTGCGAGGAAGTGCGACGCCGCTACCCGAACCGCCGCGTGATCTTCTGCCCCGACCCCGCCGGCAATCAGCGGCGCACCAGCACCCAGGTCGTCGGCCAGACCGACTTCACGATCATTCGGAGCTTCGGCTTCGAGGTCCGCGCCCCGGCCGCGCACCCGGCCGTCGTGGACCGCATCAACAACGCGAACGCGATGTACCACGCCGACGGCCGGCGCCGTGTGCGCGTGCATCCGCGTGCCATGCCGCTGATCGAATCGCTGTCAGGGTTCACGTACAAGACCGGCACCTCGATCCCCGATAAGCGCTCGATCTTCGGCCACATCGCCGACGCCGCCGATTACCTGCTGTGGCAAGAGTTCAACGTGCTCGGCCCGAAGCGCACCGTCTCGTCCTTCTCCCTCATGGGCTCATGAACACGACCGATCCGACGCTGCCGAACTACACGCGCGCCGCGGCCGTTGAGGCTGACGGCGAACTCGCGCTGTTGCACGACCTGTTGGGCGGAACGAAGCGCATGCACGCGCAGAGCGCCACGTACGTCAAGAAATGGCCGGACGAAGAACCGGCCGTGTACGATCGACGCCGCGTCTGCGAAACGTTCTTCGACGGCATCGGGCGCACGCTGTCGGCCGCGACAGGGATGCTGTTCGCCAAGCCGCCGGTGCTCGAGTGGAACGCCAGCGAGACGGCGCTGTCACCGATGTGGGACAACATCGACGCGGCCGGCACCAAGGGGACCGTGTTCACCAAGCGGTTCGGTGAGGCCGCGCTGCGGGATGGGCTGGCGCTCATCCTGGTCGACCACCCGAAGGTGCCAACGGACCCCGAGACGGGCGAGCCGGTGCGGATCACCGCCGCGAGCGAAGCCGAGTACAACCTGCGCCCGCGTTGGGCGATTTATGCGCGTCGGTCGGTCCTGAACTGGCAGGCGGGGCTCGTCAACAACCTGACGGCACCGACGTTGATCGTGCTGCAGGAGTCGGCCGACGTGCCGATGGGCGCGTTCGGTATCAAGACCGTGCAGCGGTTTCGCGAGCTGCGCCTACTCCTGACGCCCGACGGCTATCAAGCGGCGTGGCAGCTCTGGGAGCAGGTCGCCGACGACGCCAAGAAGTCCGAGTCGTTCACGGTCGTCGATCAAGGCGTGTTCAAGAACCGCAACGGCGAGACGGCGCGCGAACTCCCGGTCGCGATCGCGTACACCGGCCGCACCGACGCCATGCTCACTGCGACGATCCCGCTGATGGGCGTGGCGTACGCGAACCTCGCGCACTGGCAGAACGCGTCGAACCTGCGCTTCAACCGCGAGATCTGCGCGTTTGAGCAGTTGGTGATTACCGGCGACATCATGGAAGACGCCCAGAAGCGCAAGCGGATCAAGATCGGCCCGCTGGTCGGCATCCACCTGGCGCAAGGCGGCACGGCCGCGTGGATGGGGCCGAGCGGCAACGGCCTCGACCAACTCAAGCAAGCGGTGCAGGAAAAGCTGACCGAGATGGCACAGCAAGGCGTGTCGTTCTTGGCAACCGACACCCGTGCCGCCGAAACCGCTGAAGCCAAGCGGCTCGACGCGACCGCCGAGAACTCGACGCTCGCTACGGCCGCGCAAGGCATCGAAGACGCGGTCAACGCCGCGCTCGAGATCACCGCGTGGTATCAGGGCATTGAGAAGACCGGCGCCCCCATGCTGACGATCTCGCGCGACTACGAATCGACGGGGATGCCGCCGCAGTTGCTCACCGCCTACGTCGGCGCCATCGCGAACGCGGGACTGCCGGTGCGGTTGCTGCTCAACGCCATGCAAACCGGCGGATTGATAGGCACCGACGAAGACTTGGACGCGCTCGAAGGCGAGATCCTGACGAACCAAGCCGCGATCGCGGACGACGCCGCGATGCAGGCCGCCACGCTCGCCGAACGGGCTGCACCGCCACCGCCGGAGACCCCTGCCCCACGGCCGCGCCGGTTCGCGGTCGAACGCGATGACGCTGGCCGTGCCATCGGCATTGCCGAAGCCGCTTAACTCTTTCTCACACCGAGTCTCTGATGCCGAAATCGACCGCGACCTGCAATAGCCTCTTGGCGCTGATCTTCAACGCGACGGCATGGGCCGACATCGCCGAGAACGACAGCAGTGCTCCCGCCACGAACCTCTACGTCAGCCTCCACACGGCGGACCCGGGCGTCGGCAACAACCAGACGACGAACGAAACAGTGTACACGAACTACGTGCGCATCGCCGTGGCCCGCACGACGGGTGGATGGGATGCGCCGTCGAGTGGCGCCACCGCCAACGCGGCGCTCGCGCAGTTCGCGCAATGCGGGGCGAGCGGCGCGACGCTGACGCACGTCGCCATCGGCACCGCGGCATCCGGCGCGGGCACGGTGCTGTACGCCGGCGCCCTGTCGTCGTCCTTGGCCGTCGCGCTCGGCATTCAGCCGCAGTTCGCGGCGGGCGCCCTCGACGTGACCGAGACGTGACCACGTACGCCTGTCAGTCGTGTGGGGCGGCAGTCGCCGTGGTGGCCGGCGCCGTGGTGCGCTCGTGCGCGTGTGACGCGCCCGTGGTGGCGTCACTGCGGGCCACGGCGCGAGGCGTCGGCGGGACGGCCGGATGAGTGGCGGATTCGCACGGACTGCCGAGTGGGTCGAGGCCGACGACGCGGGGCGCGCGCACGTCACGGGCTTCCGTAAGGTCGTGTCCTCGACGGCGACCGTGACTGATGCGTGGCTCGACTACTCGTACTTCCCCGGCGCACCGGCGGCGAACTTCTACGCCTCGTCACCACTGGAAGCCGCCGTGGTCGATGCCTCGCGTGGCATCCCGGTGCCCACCGTGTCGCCGTCGCGGCAGTTCCTGCGGAACCTCAAGCTGATGTCGGCGGCGAATAGTGCCACCAGCACGACGAACGGGCGCCAGCAAGTCATCGCCGCCGATCTGCTGCTGTACTACCCGTTCATCGACACGGACGCGGTGGGCGAAACGCAGGACATGGTGAACGTCGTGCCGCTGCCGCGCACCAGTGGCGGGCGCGTGATCGCGGTCGCGCAGTCGGCGGCGGCCACGAACGGCCAGTTCACGTTCACGTATACGAACCAAGACGGCGTGGCGGGGCGCACCAGCCAAAACCACTTCACGATCGCCGTGGCCGGTGGCGGGCAGATCGTCGCCGCCAGTTCGCAGGTGGGGACCTCGTACCTGCCGTATTGCAACCTGCAAGCGGGCGACTCGGGCGTGCGGTCCATCGAAAGCGTGACCTTCACGGCGGCCGGTGGCGGGCTGATGGCCCTCGTCATCGTGCAGCCGCTGCTGACCGCCACCATCACGCAGGAAAGCCGCCGCACCACGACGGGCAACTTGGAGAGCTACGGCGCGTGCGATGAGTTCGCGGCCGTGCTGCACCAGCGCCCCGCGCGCATTCTCGACGGCGCGGTGATCGGCCTCTTTGCCGCTGGACACGCGGGCTCGCTCGCGTCGTCAATCTGCGTCGGACTTCTCGAAACCACATGGGGACAGTGACATGGGATGGACCTCGCACGATGACCTGCTGAACCAGATCACGAACAACGGCAAGTTCGACACCGCGATCTACAACAAAACGCTGGCGTCGGCGGGCACCGCTGGACACTGGACGCTGCTCTCGGGCCACACGGGGTCACCGCCTGCCGCGACGTTCGCGGGCGCGGACCTCACCTACGTCGCCACCGACGACACATGGAGCGAAGGCGCGACCCCGCACGGCGGCGATGTCGATCCGGCGACGAAGCACGTCCTGAACGCGGGCGCGGCCATCGTCGCGGCGGCGGGTGCGCCGTGGTTCTTGATGGCGATTGACCTCGTGGGCTACGTGCCGCTGTCCGGGGCGAACGTCAGCTCGACTGGCACCAAGACCGTGACGATGACGGCGCTTACCGGGTCGGATCGCTACCCGAACGGCGAAGGGCTGCGGCTGTTCGTCGCCGCGGACACGGCGCTCGGGGCCAACGCCCCGACGTGCATCATCAACTACCTCGACCAAGGCGGCAACGCGGGCGCGACGACGACCTTCACCAGCACCGCGTCGCTCGGCATCGGGCAGTTGCTCAACAGCGGGACCGCCGCGAACAAGTACAACCCGTTCCTGCCGATGGCGGTCGGGGACACGGGCATCACCGACATCGTGTCGTTGGTGTGGGCCGGTACGGCGCACGCCTCAGGCACGGTCGTGGTCGGCCTCTGTAAGCCGCTGTTCACGATCCCCGTTCCGGCGGCGGGCCTGTACACGAAGCTCGACTTCCTCAACGCCTTCCCCAGCCTCCCGAAGATTCGCGACGGCGCGAACCTTCAGTTCCTGATGTTCCAGACGGGCGCGACGACCTCGGGCGGCACCGTGATGATCGACTTCGATTACGGGTACGGCGGCTAAGTGGCGCTCCTCCAGAACGGCTACCGGGACGCTTCCAGCGGCGTGCGCTACAGCGGGGCGGGCGTGTCCAACAACGCCTACCCTGCCGCGCTCCACGGCAACTGGGCACGCACGTCGCGGATGCGGAACGTCAACGACGGGGAAGGCATCAGCGAGCCGTTGGCGGGGATTCCCGACGGGGCGCGCAACGAATACGCCTGGCTCATGCCGCGCACCGCCGGCGCCCTCGCGGCGCGCAACACGATTGCCGGCGCTGGCGCGCACACGGGCGCGATCGCGGGCGGCGTCAATGGGGAAGCCTCACTCACAGGGGAAGGCACCCTCACCGGCGTCGGGGCGCTGATCGTGTCGCTTGTCGCCGCGCTCACCGGCAGCGGCACCATCACGAACGCCGCCGCCGTGGGCTTCCTGCAGCTCGCCGCATCGCTCGCGGGTGCGGGGGATTTCGCGGGCGCGGCGTCGGCGCTGGCGTCGGCCGCGTCGGCGCTCAGTGGCAGCGGCACCGCGACGGCCACGATCCGCGCGACGGGGCAGTTGGCGTCCGCGATCGTCGTCACCGGTGACCTGCTCAACACCGCAAACGCCGGCCGCGCCGTGTGGGCGTCGGTGCTTGAGGCGGGCTATACCGCCGAGCAGATCCTGCGCGTGCTCGCGGCGGCCGTCGCCGGCGAATCCAGCGGCGCCCCCGATGGGCCGATTGTCTTTACCGGCCTTGATGGCGTGACGGATCGTATCACCGGCGACGTCGACGGGCAAGGCAACCGCTCCAACGTCGTGCTGGCTGCCGACTGATGGCATGGAACTCCCCGTCGTGGCTGTCGTCCTCGTGGTTTGGGCCGTGGTTCGTCGAGAGTGGCGAGCCGAACCCAAACACGACCGTCCGTCCTGGGACGGGCGCGATCGTCATCACGGGACACGCCCCGACGGTGCTGGCCGAGACGCCGACGGTGCCGGGTCGCATCTGGCGCCGTGTGCGCCGCACGTTGCGGCTCGATCCGGTGCCGGTGGTCGTCGCGCCGGCGCGTGGGGCGCTGGTGGTCCTCGGCCATGCGCCACGGGTGCGCGCGTCGCGTCCGGTCACGGTACGCCCGCTGCCGGGGGTGCTCGTGGTCCGTGGCACGGCGATCCGCGTCACGCGCACCGACCGCACCGTGCCGCGCCGCACGGCACCACCAGCGGGCGCGCTTGGACTCACCGGCCACGCGCCGACGGTCGTCACGCCGTCGCGGCAGATCGCACCCGCGGGCGCGATCACATGGATCGGGCACGCGCCGGCCATCGCCACACCGCGCACCGCACGGCTCGACGTCGGACGGATCGCGCTGCTGGGATGGGCGCCGAACGTCCGCATCACGGACCACCCCGCGCCGATGCCGCCCGACGATCGCACGGCATGGCAGGACGACGACGACACCGAAACGCTGCTCCTGTTACTCGCTGCTTACTGACCCGCACCCCGAGACGACTATGGCCGCCGGCCGCTGGAAAACATACTATCGCGCCCTCGACTACTTGGCCGACGGCACGCTCGACCTCAACGCCGCCGCGTGGAAAGTCGCGCTCTGCACCGCCGCGTCGAACGCGAACACCCTATCGCTGACCGACGCGACGTACGCTGATCTCACGGGCGAGCTGCCCGAGATGTTTGGCTACATCACGGGCGGTCAATCGCTCACCGGCGTGGACCTGACGCGCGTCGATGGCGGGCAGACCTTCACCGCGAGCGATGCCGTGTGGACCGCGATGGGCGGCAGTCTCACCGCTCGGTACGCGGTGATCTACCGGGACGCCACGGTGAACGCCGTCGTGAAGCCGCTGCTGTGCGTGTGCCTGCTCGACACGGCGCCCGATGACGTCACGGCGACGGACACCAACACGCTGACGATCCAGATGCACGCGTCGGGGATTCTGACGGTGGCTGGGGCGTCCAGTGATTGAGCCCCGCCCCGCGACCTCTCAACTCCGCATCCGTCCGATCTTAGGTCTGGCCCGCTGGTGCGCCTACGCGCTCGTGCTGTACGTCGTCGCGGTCGTCGGCCTCATGGCCGCGGTCGTCGGCCTCATGGCCGGCACCGTGCTCGCGGCGGTGTGGCATGGCTGACGTGCGCCCGACCGTGGGCGGCATCCTCGCCAAGTTCCGCGGCTGCGGGTGCAGTGATCCGCGCCGCCCGCTCGCGCAGGAGATCGTGCGGCTGATGATCGAGAACGACGCGCTCAAAGCGCATCTCGCGCTCGTGGCCGACACGCTGCCGATGGCGCAGGCGCAATAATGGCCCCGATCTCCATCCGCGAGGTGCAACAGGCGGCCATCTCGCACGCGCTGCGGACGGGCGGGCTCCCGCTGGGGATCGTCATCGACGTGACTCTCGAGACGCGCCGGCAGGGCGCGATCCTGATCGTCGGCTTGGAAGAACGCCTCGACGTGCAGGCGCCATGACGCCCGCCGAAGCCGTGTTCTGGCGCCGGCTGATGCGGCGCGTGGCGCTGCTCGAGCCCGACATGGTGCGGCCCGTTTTTAAGGCGCTCGAGATCCTGCGCGGCGTGGTGTCCGAGGCGTCGTTCACCCGCTTAATCGTCGCGGGCGACACCGAGGGCGCGCTGGCGCTGCTCGATGACGCGATCAAGGCGGGGGCGCTGTCGCCCGTGTCGGCCGAAGTGGCGCGCCAGACGCAGGGCGCGGTCGCGACGTTCGGCAAGGTGCTGCCGCTGCCCGCGAGCGAGACGGCGGGGATCGTGTTTAACGTCCTGAACCCGCGCATGGTCGACGCCGTACGGGCGCTGGACACCAAGGTCGTGCAGGTGCTCACCGACGACGTCAAGGCCACGGTGCGCCAGGTGACCGAGCGCGGCATTCGCGCCGGAGTGAACCCGCGCGAGACGGCGCGGTCGTTGCGCGATGTGATCGGGCTTGGGCCGACGCAAGAGAAAGAGGTCGATAACTTCCGCGCGGCACTGGAAGGGCGCGACGGGCGCAATCCGTTCGACTACGCTAAGCGCGATCGCCGGTTCGACGCGTCGATCCGCAAGGGCACGCTGACGCCGGCGCAGATCGACAAGCAGGTCGACATCTACCGGAAGCGACGCATCGCGCTGAACGCTGAGACCGTGGCGCGCACGGCGGCGCTGGACGCGCAGAAGGCGGGGCAGCGGATGGCGTGGGAGTCGGCGATTGAGCGCGGGATCGTGGAGCGTGGCGACCTGCTGAAACGATGGGCCGGGACACTCGACTCGCGCGAACGGCAGTCTCACCTAGACATGGAAGGCGAGACGGTCGGGTGCGATGATCTGTTCAGCAACGGCCAGCTCGTGCCTGGGGACACCGAGTACAACTGCCGATGCCTCGCCGTCTACTTCGTGCGCCGTGCCGCGCCGGCGCCCAAGCGCACGATACCGGCCTCGCCGACGGTTGCCCGCACCGCTCGACCCGCTGCCAGTGAATCCGGCGCGGTTAAGCTGGAACGCGCACTGGCAGAGGCAGAAGATAAGATTCGGAATCTACCGTATGAGCATGGCTACGCGTTCACGTCAGACGGCGCGAAAATCTATGACTTGAAGGGGACGAAATCCCGTGTCCCGATTACGAGAGAGCACATGCTGGCGCATAAAAACGGCCATTTTACGCATAATCATCCGAACGGACACGCGGGCTTTTCCAGCGGCGATTTCATGGCGGCGAGCGAAGGCAACGTTCAGGAAATGCGATCGGTCACGAATCGGGGCGCGTCGTCGATTGTGCGTGGTCGGCTGGGGTGGAACTCACCTAGTCAAATGAAAATGCTTTTTAAGAAGTTCGAGACTTTGGTGATGAAAGAGCGTCCCATGCGGCCGAGCGTCGGCGGGCGGTACGTACCGTCGCCGGAGGAGATAGAGTGGCAGCAAACCTTTTATCTAAAGGTCGCAGAGCGTATGGCGAAGCATCTCGGACCAGACCGCATGACCTTCACGTTTTACCCCAGGTAGGGCACATGGCTGAAGATCCGGATATTATCGCCTATATGATCATTGACCCGCCCGTGTTCCCGTGGTCGTCACCGGACGCAATACGCGAGTGGATCGCGGAGCTTGACGTTTTACTTCGTGATGTGTCTGATAGCAGCCGATACGCTGTCGGCGTCAAGGAGCAGGTTCGCGATGCAAGGGCGAACGCGGTAGAGATGCTGGTGGCCGCAGAAAGCGGCGAGCAGTGACGAAATACCCGCCGCCCCCTAAGCGCAGAAACCCGCGTTTCGTGAGTGCCCGCCATGCCGGAACCGGCCAGCGTCCAGTATCACCGGCAACTGACTGTCAGACCCGCCCGGTATACTGCCCCCCAATGGAGCTCCCGATGCCTGAGACCCTGACGATCACCGCCCCGACGTTCACCAGCGCCGACCGCGACCTGCTGCAGCGCACGATGGCCGTTCTTCGCGCGGCCGACCTGATGTCCGACGCGATTCCGGCGCTGTCCGAGCTGCAGGCGCGGGTGGCGGGCTTGGCGTCCCCCATCGTGGACGAGACAACCGCCGATCAGACGGGCGCGCTTGTGGGATGGATGGCCGTCATCGAGGGGCGCGGCCTGTACACCGACGAAGAGTGGAAGCGGTCGAACGCGCGGGCGGCACTCGGCTCCCCCGCCATACCATCCGACACTTCCCGCCTCGACTGGTTGCAGGCGAATAGTCAAGGTTTCGCTTCAGCAATCGAGATGGATCACGACGCGTGGCTCGGCGACTCGAATGACCTGCGGGCGGCGATTGATGAGGCGATGAAGAGATCATGACCACGGCATGGATCTAAACACAACGACGGCCACCCTCACCCGGTGGCCGTATTAGTTGCTAGGGTACGAAAACAGTACCCATAAGTTCGGCACGGCTTCACAGAGCGCGGTACCATACAGACAGAGAATCGCACCCACTCACTCTGCCGCGACTATGCCACTCAAGCCGTACAAGACGAAGGACGAGGTGCCCGAGGCGCAGCGCGAGACCGCGTTGGCGCTGGCCGATGGGACGTTCGCCGTGTTCGAGGAAGCCGATACGTCGGAGTTGCAGGGCGTCGTCAGCAAAGAGCGTACGGCGCGGGAAGCGGCCGAGCGGCTGGCGAAGAAGGCGTCGGACGAACTGAAGAAGCTGGAGACCGACCGCAAGGCAGCGGACGCCGGGTTGAACGGCGAAGCGCTGGCGAAGATCCGGCTTGATGTCCGCACCGAAGTGCTGGCGGAACTCGCGCCGGAGTTGGAGAAGGGCAAGTCGGCGCTCGGCGAGAATCGCGCACTCAAGCTCGACGCGAAGGTGAAGGCGTTGGCGCTCAAGACGGGCGTGATCGGCGAACACGTGGACGCCTGGTGGAAGCTGCACGGCGACAAGTTCGATCTGATGGACGACGGCACGCCGGTCGTGAAGGGCAAGGAAGGCGTGTCGCTCGAGAAGTTCATCGGCGGCGACTGCAAGACCGAGACGGGCTATCTGTACGAAGGCACGAAGGCGGCCGGCGGTGGAGCGCATGGTGACGGCGGTGCCAAGCCGACGGCCGGCGCGACATCCTTCGCGGACTTGCTGAGTAACCCGACGGCGGCACTGCAGACGGCACGCGCGGCAGGAAAGACGGAGTAAGACGCAGGCAGCGAAGGGTCCGCAGGGGACACAGGGCGCCGGTTCGAGACCGGCCTTCGCTTTGGAAATCCGTAGGGGTGGCGTGATGCCATCACACAGACGTTGAGCATGACCCGTTAGACCGTTGGGCCGGGGTGATCCTGGCAACCGTTGTGGCCGAGGGATTCGGTCGAGCCGTGGCAGTGCGCGCGGCACGCAGTGCGATCACGAATCCCTGACGGCGCCACGCGTAGCGTAGAGGCGACGAAACAGGGTGCATCTCCTCCCCCGTTTCTGAGGTTCCTCCGCTATGCCCGCAATTACGCTGGTCGAAGCGTCCAAGCTCGCGCTCAACGAAGGCAAGACGCTCCGTGCGTCGGTCATCGCCATGTTCGCGCAGGCGTCCGACATCCTGATGGCCATGCCCTTCAAGAGCATTCAGGGTAACGCCTACCAGTACAACCGCGAGGGCGTGCTGCCCTCCGTCGCCTTCCGTGGCGTGAACGAGTCGTACACCGCCACCACGGGCATCATCAACCAGTTGGTCGAAGCGCTCCGCATCTGCGGCGGCGACTTGGACGTCGACGCGTTCATTCTGTCGACGCAGGGTGACGGCGTCCGCGCCGCGCACGAGAACCTGAAGATCAAGGCGCTGGCGGCCGAACTCACCCGCGTGTTCATCAAGGGCGATTCGACGTCCGATCTCCGCGAGTTCGACGGCCTGCAGAACCGCATCACGGGCTCGCAGCTCGTGGAAGCCGGATCGACGAACGGCGGCGACGCGCTGTCGCTCACCAAGCTCGACGAACTGATCGACAGCGTCACTAACCCGACGCACCTGCTGATGAACAAGACCATGCGCCGCCGCTTGACGGCCGCCGCGCGCAGCACGTCGGTCGGTGGCTTCATCACGTGGGACAAGGACGCGTTCGGTCGCCCGATCGCGATGTACAACGACCTCCCGATCCTGACCGCCTACAGCGACAACGGCGGCACGGACCCGATCGCGTTCGACGAAGTCGGTTCGGGCGGCGCGACCGCGACGGCCACGTCGGTCTACTGCGTCGGATTCGGGGACGGCCTCGTGACCGGCCTGCAGTCTGGCCCGATGAGCGTCCGTGACCTGGGCGAGTTGGAGACGACGCCCGCCATGCGTACGCGCGTGGAGTGGTACGCCGGTATGTGCATCGAGCACGGCCGCGCCGCTGGCCGTCTGCGCGGCATCTCGAACGCTGCGGTGGTCGCGTAAGCGACCACCCTGCCCTCCCTCTCGCTCAGGACTCTGACACATGGCACGCAACCAGAAAGACTTTACCTACGATCACGCGACGATTATGAAGGACGCCGGGCTCGTCGCCGCGTCTGCCGCGGCCGAAGTGAGCAGCGTCGCGAAGGTGCTCGACTTGGGCCTCGCCCGCGTCGACGCCCGCGTCGTGGTCGACATTGCCGCGATCGAAGTCGCCAGCGGTGACGAGAAGTACGAGATCGAAGTGCAGGTCTCGAACTCCGCGACCGTCGCGTCGGGCATCTTCATCGCCGCGTCGCTCAAGCTCGGCGATTCGTCGGTCAGCAACGAGTCGGCCGACACGGCCGTCGGTCGCCGCGAGATCGCGTTTACGAACGAGATCAACGGCACCACGTACCGCTATGCGCGCCTGTACACGCGCATCGCTGGCACGATCGCGACCGGCATCAACTACGAAGCCGCGCTCGTCAACAAGGCCTGACCATGACCTCGCCCAGCACCCAGGGAAAGAAGGTCGTGCTCTACGACTGCGTCACCGGTGAGCGCTTCGTGCGCTGGCCGGTCGACGCGCGTGAGATGCTGGCGACCGGTGCGTACAGCACCGAGCCCGTGGCCGTCGAGACCCCGCTGGACGCCGATGCCCTGACGGCAGCGATCGGTGTTCCGGCGGGGATCGACGTGCCAGACCCGGTGCCGCACGTGGCCGCCGCCGAGTTGCTGGCGACGGCACAGAGCCCGACGGGCGCCCCGCTGGTGATCGGTGAGGTCGTCGCGCAGTCCGTCGGCGTGACCGATCCGGTCGTGGTCCCGACCCCGGCCAAGCGGCGCCGATAAATGCCGCTCGCAATCGTCGCCACCGCCGGCGCCGCGAACGCCAACAGCTTTGCCACGGCGGCAGAGATGTCGGCGTATTGCGACGCGCGACTGAACGCCACGATCTGGACCGGCGCCGACGCACAACTGCCGGCGCTGGTCGAAGCGACCCGCGAACTCACGGTGCTGGAATACGTCGGCACCCGCGTGGATACGACGCAGGCGCTGGCGTGGCCGCGTGACTACGCGATCAACCCCGATCTGCCGAGCGTGGAATACCTCGGCGACATCGAACTGCTGTACTTCGCCACCACCATCGTGCCCCAGCGCGTGAAGGACGCCGCGTGCGAACTCGCGCTGCAATACCTGAAGGCGGGATCATCGGATCTCGCCGTCGCTGACGCGAATCAGGGGGTGATCGAGAAGACGGTCGGACCACTGACGACCAAATGGGGCTCGCCCGCGTCGCGCGCCGTCGGCATGGCGCGCTTTGCGCGGGTGCTGGATCTGTTGGACCCGCTCCTGTCGAATCGCGGCGTGGGTCTTACGCTGGTGCGCGTCTAATGGCCGGCAGCTACAGCGCCGAGCACGCGGGCGCGCTGGCCGACGTCGCCGCCGCTGGGGCGCCGGTGACGTTCACGCTTGACTCGCCCGGCACCGAAGGCGTCGACGGCCTGTTCACGGGCGCCTCGTCCGTGTCGGTCGCGGGCCATGCTACGGAAGACGGGGGCGATGCCGCCGAATACGAGCGGCTGCGCTTGGCCCCGTCTGAGGCGCCGCGCCTTTTCTTTGTGCCGACCACGGAAGGCGACGAGCCAAGCGTCGGCGCGTCGTGCACGTGGGGCGGCCGGTCGCACATCGTGCGGAGCAGCAAGCCGTATCGGCCGGCGGGCACCGCGCTCTTCGCGTACGTGATCGCGCAGCGGGGGTCGGCATGAGCTTCGCCAACGATCTCGAGCGGTTCGCCGTCAACGCGCGCCGGAACGTGCGCGCCGTCTTCGTGCGCTCCACCGAAGAGGTGCAGCGGTCGGTCGTGCTGGGCTCCGAGATCACGGGGGCGCCAGGACAGCCGGTGGACACGGGCAACCTCAAGACGTCGTTCGTCGGCGAGTTCGAGAGCCCGACCTCGTGGGCCATCACGACCAATACGGAATACGCACCGTTCATCGAGAACGGCGAGACCTCGCGCGGGCCGATCACGATCCGCTCCGAGGTCGGTGGCACGCATAGCGTCGGCCTGACGCGCGCGGGCTGGGGCCGCATCGTCGAGGCCGCGAATACGGCCGTCGGGGGCGCCAATGGCTGATCTCGACGCCGTCGACGTGGCCTTTCGCACGCGCTGCGCCGCGCTGGTCGTGTGCACGACTGGCAGCACCACGCTGGAAGCGACGGCCGGCGGCTACGCGCGCCCCTCGGGCTCGTTCGTGACCGACGGCTTCGCGGTCGGCATGGAAGTGACGCCGTCGGGCTTCTCGCAGACGGCGCCGGCCGTCATCACCGCTGTGTCGGCGCTCACCATGAGCGTCAGCGGCGGGCGCACGGTCCAGACCTCGGGGTCGGGCCGCACGCTGTCGGTCGGCTTCCCTGCCCTGCGCGGCTACGACAACACCCGCGTGGAGCCGGTCACGGGACGGCACTACGTCGAGACCGAAGTGGTGCCCGCGCCGACGCGTTTGCTGACGTTCCCCGCGAACGGCGGCACGCGTGAGGACACCGGACTCTTCGTGGTGCGCTGGTATGGCATCGCGAACACGGGCGCGAAAGGGCTGCGCTCCTGCCTCGATGCGCTGGCCGCGCAGTTCCGACCGGGCGCGACGTTCGCGGCCGGCGCCGATACGGTGCGTGTCCGCGCCGACAGTGGGCCGTTCGTCGGCCCGATCTCGCAACGCCCCGGCGGCTTTGCGCTCGCTGTGCTCACGATCCCCTGGCGCGTCTATCGCGTCAATTCCCTCGCCGCGTAAGCGCAAGGAACTCCCATGCCGTTTCAGTCAGCTAAAAACGTCTCGATCAAGCTCAAGGAAGAATCCGTCTTTAAGACCTCGCCCGGTGTCTCCGGTTCGACCGCCGTCCGGTTCATCGGCTCGCAGGGTCTGAACCTGACGGCCGCCGATATTCGGTCGCAGGAAGCGCGGCCGGACGGACTGTCCACGATGGGCCGCTCGGGCTCCAAGCAGGTCGGCGGCGGCTACACGGCCGAGGTCTCGGTCGGCTCGCATGACGTGCTCTACGAGGCCGCGATGCGCGGCACGTGGGCGGTGTCGCTCGAACTGGATCAGGTCGACGTCACGAGCATTACGACGACGACCACCACCATCGTCGCCGCGTCCGGGTCGTGGGTCTCGCTCGGGATTCGCGCGGGCGATGTGGTGCGGCTCGCGAATCACTCAAGCGCCGGCAACAACGACCGCAACCTGCGCGTCGTCAGTGTCACGGCCACGACGATCACCGTGGCCGACACGCTGACGCTGAACGCCAGCGCCGACACGTCGTTCACGCTCACGCGCCTCAAGAAGCTGCTGAACCCGGCTACGCCGACCAAGCGCACGTTCACGGTCGAGCAGACCAACGAGGACATCGACGGCTCGCAGCTATTCAACGGCTGCCGCATCGTCGGCTTCAAGATCACCGGCACGCCGGACGGCATGGCGCAGGTCGAGTTCACGGTGTTGGGTGCGAAGCAGACGGTGCTCGAAGGCGTCGACTCGCCGTACTTCACGAGCCCGACGACGTACAACACCGACCCGCTCGTGTTCTCTGACGCCAAGGTCCTCTTGGGCGGCACGGACATCGAGAACGCCACGCAGTTCGAGCTGACGTACGCGATCAACGCCGCCACGCTCCCCGTGGTCGGCAGCGATGAAACGCCGGACGTGTTCGACAACGACGCCACGCTCTCGGGCTCGTTCAGCCGCTTGCGCGAGGACTTCGCGAACGTCGCCGCGTTCGTTAACGAGACCGAGTACGCGCTCCATGTGCTGCTGCAGGAGCCGGTGACGTCAGGCGCACCGGGCTGCATGGCGTTTTACATCCCGCGTATCAAGTACACGGGCGCCGATGCCGCGCTCGGTGGCGACGGCGGCATGATCGAGACGCTGCCGTTCCAGTCTGGTGCCAAGACGGCCGCGACCGGCGTCGACGCCACCCTGCTCGCGATCCACAGCAGCGCCGCCTAACGCAGACCGCAGGACGGCGCGCACACCCCGCGCCGCGCAGGACCGAACAGCAGGACTTTCGCCCGTTCGTCGTGCCACCAGCCGGTTCCGGCGCGGTGGGGGTGCCGCGGCGGGCGGTGCGAATCCTTCGACACCCAGGAGTGCACCCGATGAGTTCTTTTTCGTTATCCGCTGCCAAGGCCGTTTCGCAGCGTGAAGACCGTGGCGCGAGTGTCGCGTTGCGCGATGAGCAGGGCGAAGCGTTGACCGTCACGATTGACGGCGAGACCATGCCCGTGATCGCCCGCGTCGCCGGCAAGCTGTCGGCCACGTACCGCAAGGCCGAACAGGCGGCGGCCGACAAGGCGATCAAGCGCCGGTCGATGGACGTCACCGCCGAAGCGATCGAACGCCAGCAGCTCGACATCATCGCCGCGTGCGTGCTGTCGTGGAACCTGTACGACGGCGACACGCCGATCCCGTGCACGAAGGAAAACGTGGTGACGGTGTTCCTCGCCGCGCCGTGGATTCGTCGCGACATCGAGGGCGCCATGAGCGACCCCGCGCGATTTCTGGCAGACGGCGCTGAGTGAGCTGATGCAGCACACGGCGTATCAGGCGCGCTTAGACAAGCCGTTGCCAGACGGCACGACCACGCGCGCGGCGTACGCCTTCCTGCTCACCAAGGCGCGGCGGCAGCACGGCGACGATTCGCCGCAAGTGGCTGCCGCGCTGGCGCGGTTGGACGGGCCAGCGCGGCCGGAATGCCTGTCGTATCTGGAAAGCTGGTCGAGGGCGCTCCACGGCCGCTCGGGCGTCGGGATGGATGGCCCCGCGCCGCTGTCGCCGCCCGTGATCGAATCGTGGGCACGGCTCACGGGGCGGCGGGTGCGCCCGCATGAGGTTGAGGCGCTGTTGACGCTGGACACCGTGCGTCGGAATCCCCCGGATGAGGACGTGATCTGATGGCTGACGTCGCCGTACTCGGTCTTAAAGTCGATGCCACGGGCGCGATCGTCGCGACCGATACCCTTGCGCGCCGCCTTAACAACCTCGGCGCGGAAGGCGTCAAGGCGTCGTCGACGCTCACCGACGGCTTCAAGCGCATTGCCGGCGCCGTGTCGGCCGCGTTGGTGATCCGCAAGTTCGTCGACGAGTCCGTCGCCGCGCAGAACGCGCAGGCGCAACTCGAGGCGGCGGTGCGGTCCACCGGCGGCGCGGCGGGGCGCACGGTCGAACAGTTGCAGACGCTGGCGTCGGCACTGCAGGACGTGTCGACGTTCAGCGATGAAGCCGTGCAAGGCGCGCAGTCGCTGCTGTTGACGTTCACCAAGATTAAGGGCGACACCTTCGACGATGCTACGCGAGCCGTCGTCGATCTCGCCAGCCGCATGGGTGGTGATCTGAACGGCGCGGCGCTGCAGCTCGGGAAAGCGCTGCAAGACCCGGCGAAAGGGCTCACCGCCCTGACGCGCTCGGGCGTGTCGTTCACGGGAGGCCAGAAGGCGCTGATCGAGAAGCTGACCGAGACCGGCCGACTGGCCGACGCGCAGCGCGTCATCCTGGCGGAACTCCGCAACGAGTTCGGCGGATCGGCGGCGGCGGCGCGCAACACGCTGGGCGGCGCCCTGACGTTCGTCGGCAACAAGTTCGGCGAGTTGTTCGAGGTCACACGCGCCGGATCGGGCGGGCTGATCGGCTTCCTCAACACGGTTGGCATCACGCTCGGCGTCATCAAGGCCAACGCCGACGCGTTCTTTGCGCTGGCGGGTGGCATCGGGGCGGCGGGGCTCGCGTACATCGCGTATGCGTCCGCCGCGAAGGCGGCCGCGCTGTACACGGCGCTGATCGGGGCCGCGCAGACCATCGCCGCGTTCATCTCGCTCGCCAAGGGGATTCGGTCGGCCGCGGACGCGATGGCCCTGCTGTCGCTGGTCGGCAAGGGCGCGGCGGGCGCGGTGGCCGCCATCGCGGCGGTGGCCGTCGGGTTCGTGGCATACAAGGCTCTCGCCTCACAGGTGGCCGCCGAGACCGCGAAGTTCAACGCGGAACTCGACAAGCTGGCGAGTCAGGGCGGCACCGCGCCGCCCGACGTTACGACGCCAGGACTCGACCCCGACGCGATCAAGGCCGCCAAGCAGGCCGCGGCGGATCGGGAACGGGAAGTCGCCGCACTGAACGCCGCCAACGCCGACCGCGTGCGGCTCGCCCAGCAGGAGTACGACCTGATCGGATTGACGGGCGAAGCCCTCGCTCGGCAGCGCGTCGAAAACACGGCGATCAACGCCGGACTGGCGGCGCGCAACGATCTCGCGCTGAAGCTCATTGGCCTTGAAGGTGCCGCCCTTGAGCAGCAAAAGACGCGGAACGCGCTCGACTTGGCCGGCATCGAGCGATCCATCGAACGCGTACGGCAGACCGAACTGGCCGGCGTGGCGGAACAGGGCATTCTCGACCGTCGCGAGGCGGCCGACAAGGCGCGGCTCGACCGCGTGCGGCAGGCGCTGAGTGATCTCAAGGGAGAAAGCCCGTTTAAGATCCCGCAGGCCGAGACCGAACAGTGGGCAGATGCCTTGCAGTCGGTGGTCGGCGTCGTGCAGTTGCTGGCCTCAGCCTTCGGCGACGTCGGCAACGAGATCGCGAAAGCCGCCACGGGCGCGCAGAGCATCGTATCGGGGGTGAAGGCGGCCTCGTCGATCAAGAACGCGGCCGGACAAGGAGTCGGCATCGGGACTGCGTTGTCGGGCACCGCAGGCGCGGCCGCGTTAGCGTCCGGCGTCGGCGCGGTTGGCGCGATTGCGGCGGGGGCCGTGCAGGTCGCTGACGCGTTCGACCTCTTTGGACGTCGCGCGCAAGAAGCCGCCGAGGCCCTGCGCGACCTGCGGGTGGCCGCCAAGAATCAAGCGGCAGGCTTCGCCTTGCAAGCGTCTGGGAGTCCCCTCGAGAGGGAGTTGGCCGCGCTTGAGGGGACGTTCAAGTCTATCATCAAGGCGTTACTCGAAGCCGGCGCCCCGCGCGGGAACCTGGGCACGCGCAAAGCGGCCAGCATTGTGCCGACGGCCGACGACGTCAACAAAGCGATCGAATCGTACGATCGGCTCGTGGCGGCGGCCGTCCGTGCCGCCGCGTTTCAGGAGGCGCAGTCAGCGCGAGAATTGGCGGCGCGACTCGCGGCGGCCAACGGGCGACTGAGCGAAGCGGAAGCGATCCGTCAGCAACTGGCAGACGAGAAGGAACTCGAGGACGCCCGCGTTGCTGGTGCCGATGCTGCTCGGCTGTTGCAGATCGCCGAGGTGCAGGCCGCGGAGTCTCGCGCACGCCTTGCCAAGAAGGCCGAGGACGAGCGTCGCTCGCTCTTCGACCTGAACAACGGCATCCAAGCCTTCAACGACCCGCGTGGCGCCGGCCAAGCGGCGTTCGCCGAGGCGCAGCAGCGGCGGTACAACGACGCCGTCGCGCGTGGGGCGGGCGCGATGGAACTGTTGACGATCCAGATTTTCAACCTCGCCGAAGCGGCCGACCGCGCGGCGCAGATTCTGGAAGCCGACACGCGCAGCACGGAAAGCCTGCTGTCTCGCGCGCTCAACGCGACGGGCAACACGCAATCGGCCGACAACGTCGCGTTCGCGGCAGGCCAACGCCAGGAACTCGCCGACGCGGTGCGCGCCGGCATGAGCCCGTCGAATCTCGCCTTCCTGCAGTTCGTCCAGTTCGCCGAACGGGAAGCCCGCGAGACGCGCCGCGCGATCGAAGAGGGCACCAAGGCGATCCAAGACCGCGCCAACAACGAGATCGCGGCCATCGACCTGTTGATCGAGGTCACGCGCGACAGTGCCGCCGCGCAGATCAAGGCGCTCGACGAACAGATCGCCGAGCAGCGCGCCCTGATCACGGCGACGACGGCCCGGTTCGACGGCCAGATCAAGGCGATCCGCGAGCAGACCAAGGCGCAGACCGACGCGATCGACGCGCAGATCGACAGCGCGCGGCAGTCGCTGGACCTGCAGAAAGCGCAACTCTCGGCGCTCGACAAGAACGTCGCGACGAACCTCAAGGTGGTCGAGGCGCTCACGGCGTTCTCGAATAGCCTGAAGTTGGGCGACCTGTCCACGCTCTCGCCCGAGGCGAAGCTGGCCGAAGCCCGCGCACAGTTCGAGGCGCAGGCGACACTGGCGCAGGGTGGCAACGCGGACGCGGCGGCGAATCTGCCGAACGCGGCGAACGCGCTGCTGCAGGCGTCGCGGGCGTTCAACGCCAGCTCACCAGGCTTTACGCAGGACTTCGACCGCGTGCAGGCGGTGGTCGACGCCGTGACACGGCAGTTCGGCGCGACGCTGCCGGTCGATCAACTGCAACTCGAAGCCTTGCGCCAACAGGTGGCCGCGACCGAACGGAGCATTGACGCGCTCGGCCGGCAGAAGGACGCGATCACGAACGCGGCGGAAGCGCAGATCACCGTGCTCGAAGAGGCGAAGGCCGCCGCGATCGAACAGGCGCAGGCCATCATCGACAAGCTCGAGCAGCAGAAAGCGACGATCAGCGAAGAAGCCGCCGCGACCATCGCCAAGCTCGAAGAGACGAAGACGGCGATTCAGAAAGGCGCCGACGCGTTGATCGCGCAACTGATCAAGGACGAGAACGCGAAGCTGCAGACGCGGCTCCGCGAAAACGAGTTCTACGATGATTTTATCGAGTACGCAAAGCAGGCGAAGATCTACTTCGGTGGTCCCGGCGACAAGGGCATCGAGAAGTTCGACGGCGACCCCGTGCGGATCACGGCGGGCGGCACGGCGACCACGACCGACGCGATCACGAGCGCGATCACGGAGCTGAAGGCCGAGGTCAAGGCGCTGCGGGAACAGAACCGCGTGCTGCTGGAGCGGTCGCACGACAACGACGAGCGCATGATTGCGGTCGCGGTGGCCGCGTCTCGGGCCGAAATCTCGGCCACGGATCGCGTCGCCGAAGGCGTGGCGCGGGTGGCGAATGAAACCCGCAGCGCCGCGCAAGCCGCCGCCGCTCGTCCTGCACCCGTGGCGGTGCGCCGATGATCTACGTCGTCGCGCTGGACTACTACGACCCGGACACCGAGACCGTCAGCACGGCGCTGTTTGGGACCGAAGGCTTCGCCACGAAGTCGACCGACACGCCCGCGGGTACGCTGGTGCTGCCGCGCATTGAGACCCCCGCCCTGTTGCGGCGCGATCTGTTCGACATTGCGACCACGGGCGGGGCGTCGCGCGTCGGCTACGGCGAGTTGGTGCTGCAGAACCGTGACGGCGAACTCGACGTGTTCAACACGTACTGCCTCGATGGGCGCGGGCTGACGGTGCGGATCGCCGCGTCGACGGCCGCCGCGTATCCGGCTGGCTACACGACCCTGTTCGCCGGCACGATGGAACAGGTCGAAGTCGGGCTCGACGCCGTCCGCATCCGCTTGCGTGATCGTCAGGTGTACACGACCCTCGGCGTGCAGCCGACGACGTACGCGGGCGATAACGTTTTGCCGAACGGGCTGGAAGGCATCGCCTCCGACCTCAAGGGCAAGCCGAAACCGATCCTGTACGGCGCGGTGTTCAACGCCGAACCCGTGCTCGTCAACACGTCGCGGCTGATCTACCAGATCAACGACGGCGCGATCCGTGATGTGATGGCCGTCTATGATGCCGGGGCGCTGCTGGGGCACGGCGACGACTACGCGGACGAGGCGGCCATGCTCGCCACGGAGCCGACGTCCGGCACGTTCCGCGTCTGGAAGGCGGGCGGGTACTTCCGGCTCGGCGCCACGCCGTACGGACAGGTGACGTGCGACGCCGTCGAGGGCACCACGCCGGCCGATCGCACCGCCGCACAGATCTTTAGCCGCGTCATCACGGAACGCGCCGACCGCGACATCTCCGAGATCAGCAGCGCCGACGTGACCGCACTGGACGCGGCGCAGCGCGCGACGATCGGGCTCTACGTGAAAGACGAGACGCGCGTCGCGACGGTGCTGGACCGGATCACGCAAAGCGTCGGCGCCTGGTGGTCGACCGATACCGATGGGCTGATCCGCATCAAGCGGCTCGATGCGCCGAGCGGATCGCCCGCGATGGTGCTGACGGCGTCGAACTTGATCGACCTGGCGCGGGTGCCGCTGTCCGATGGCGGGCTGCCGAACTACCGCGTGACGGTGCGGTGCGTCCCCAACCTGACGGTGCAAACCTCGGGGCTGGTCGGCCAAGTCACGTCAGCCCGCCGCGCACGGTTAGCGCAGCCGTACCAGGACGGCGTCGCCGAAGATCTCGCGGTCAAGACCGCGTACCTGCTCGCGCCGGATCGCACGGTCGACACGCTGATCGCCTGTCGCTCACGGGGCGAAGAGGAAGCCGATCGCCTGCTGGCGCTCTATCAAGTCAAGCGCGACCGCTTCGAGGTGACCGTGATCGCCGACGCGGCGATGCTCGCCGCCATCGACTTAGGCGTGGTCGCCAGCATCACGTATCCCCGTTACGGCCTCGACGCGGGCAAGCTGTTCCGCGTGCTCGGTTATCAGTTGGACCCGACGGCCGGCACGGCGTCGCTCACGCTCTGGGGCTGACATGGCAAACTGCGGCTTCGTCTGGCCGATCACGAGCGATACGGCGACGCTCTCCGGTGGCACGTGGGACGCGGGCCTGCCGCTGACCAACGCGCAACTGCCGGCCGTCGCCACGGTGGCGCGCACGGTCACGGACGCGAACGCGGACAGCATCGTGAACGTCGACTTCGGCGCGGCCTCCGAGGTCGGCGTCGTCGCGCTCTCGCGGCACAACCTGCAGAAAGACGCGCTGATCCGCGTGCGGATGTCGGCGGCGTCAGATATGTCGGGCGCCACGTACGATTCGGGATGGGTGGCCGCGTGGCCGGTCCAGTGGGCGGCCGATGTGCTGCCGTCGGGCCATCCGAACGCCGCGACGCGCCTGCTGACCAACGCGCAGATCGCCGCGCTCGATCCGGCGCGGGACATCGTGCACGTGCTGACCACGCCGACGACCGCGCGCTATCTGCGCTGCGAGATCGACGACGACACGAACACCGACACGGTCGTCGAGATCGGGCGGTTCATCGCGGGGCCGCTCTATCGCCCCTCGAACAACCTCAACGTCGGCGCCGCGTTCGGCATCGACGACGCGAGCGTGATCGGCCGTGCCCTGTCGGGGACGCGCTACTACGACCAGCGACCGAAGGGGCGCACGCTGCAGGCGTCGTTCGGGCCGCTGACGCAGGACGAAGCCGTCGGCGTGCTGCAGGAAATGCAGCGGCAGCTCGGCACGTCGGGCCAGTTGTACTTCGTGCTGAACCCCGAGGACGCGCCGAATCTGCAGCGCACGTCCTTCCTTGCGACGTTCCGCGAACTGTCGGCCGTCGATCTGGCGTCGGCGGGCTTCGCGTCGTTCCCGCTGGCCCTCGAAGAAGTCCTGTAACCTCTCTCGGAACCCCACATGGCCACGTTCAACAAGTTCAACCAGTTCGTCGAAGATTTGGGCAAAGGCGTGCACAACCTGAGCACCGGCGCGATGAAGGTGATGCTCGTGAACACCGCCCCCGTCGCCGCCAACGCCGTCAAGGCCGACTTGACCGAGATCGCGGCGGGCAACGGCTACACGGCCGGCGGGACGGCCACGACGCCGACGTTCACGGAGACGTCGGGCACCGCGAAGCTCGTGTGCACCGACGTGGTGTTCACCGCGTCAGGCGGATCGATCGGCCCCTTCCGGTACGCGGTGCTCTACAACGACACGCCGACGTCGCCCGCCGATCCGCTGATCGGGTGGCACGACTACGGCAGCGCATTGACGCTGGCTGACGGCGATACCTTCACCTGGGACACGGACGGCACGACCGGCGTGCTGCAGCTCTCGTAGCATGGCGTCCTACTCGCTCACCGTCGCCGTGGGGGCGTTTGTGCTGTACTCGCAAACGACCGTCCTGCGTATCGGCAAGGCACTCCCGATCGGCGCGGGCGCGTTCGCGACGTCAGGGCAAGCGGTCGCGCTCACGTGGCGGCAGCGGGCGAGCGGCGGCGTGTTCACGCTCAACGGGCAAGCGGTCAACTTCATCGCGCCGGGCAGCGTCTCGTATGCCACGATCGTCGATGGCCGCGTGACGGCGGTGAGTGCTGGCTCGTTGCCCGCGTCGACGCTGACGACGTACTACCACGTCCTATTGGGCGGCGATCCGGTGCCCGCTGTCGGGGACTACTTCTCCGACGTGTGCGGCACGTTCAGCGCCACGGCGCCCGTGATTCCGGCCGGGGACATTGCGCCGCCGTACACGCCAGGGGGAACGCCACCGGACCCCGACGACCCGGATTATCCAGAAGACGAGATCCCCCCGGAGGACGATCAAGACATTCGGTCTCACGTGTTGCCTGATCTCATCACATGGGCGGCCGACGCGGACGGGTTGCTGACGATTAGCGCGGTTCCTATAGCGGTGACCTCGCTCGGTGACAAATACCATCTCGCGTACGACTTCACGGAGGTCTGCTATATGCGCTTACAAGCCGAAGTCATCACGCCCGCCAGCGCGGGTGCGGTGCTGAAGCTGCAGTATTACGACGCGACGCAAGACCCCGGCGAAGAGTGGGTCGACCTCGAATACGCGGCACCGATCCCATGATGCCGCTCGATGCAGCGGGATTCATTCGCGGTGATTACTTCGCGCCTGCCGCAACGGGCATCGCGCGCGTGCGTGTGGTCACGGCAGGCGGCGACGACGCCACCGATTCGGTGTTGGGACACCTGACGGCGCTGCTGTACCGTCGCAAAGATCCCACGGCGCGGTGCCCCGATGTCCCGCCTCCGATTGTGGTGCCGCCTCCATGATCCCGATTGACGCGGCCGGATTTATTGAGGGCTGCTTCTTCGTGCCCGTGAACGTGGCCGACGCGCAGCTGCGTCTGGTCACCGAAAGCGGCGACGGGGCAACCGACGCCGTGCTCGGGCACATGACGGCGCTGGCGTACCTGCGCGGTGATCCGTCGTCGCGGTGCCCTGATGTCCCCCCCTGCGATGGAGGGTGTGCTCGCGTCACCGAGATGATGTTCTACGACAACGGCGTGGGTGAATTCGGTCCGACACTGGCCGATGCGATCGCATGGATGGATAACGTGTCGAGTCCGTTCTGGGATTACGGGTCGTATGATTTTGGTACTAGTGTGATCTTCGATGACACGAAGATGTGGAGCTCGCAACCCGCGCTGCGCGGGCGCTACGGGTCTGGGTATCCCGCAACGGGGCTGGAGCAGATATACCTATCGTTCTCCTTCATGGATTACATGGCGGGTGTCGATCCGGTTGAGTTCACAGCAGAAGACTACACGTTCCAGATGATTATGGAGTTCGCAATTGGCGACGTGTGGCAGTTTGAAGATGGCGGGCCGATGTCGGCCTCGGATGCCGGTGCTGGTTTCTCAATATTTTCGTCCGCTGAGTACAACACCATGCTCTACGTGCGGAACGACCGCCTGTATCTCGACTCTATCGACAGCGGAAGCGCGACGTTTCCGAACCCTTCAACGTCCATCGACCTCGGGCGGTTTGAAGATTCGCCGTTGTGTGTCGGTGAGCCAGTCGCGCTGACAGTTCGGGTGTCGCGTCCCAGCACGACCGAACGCCGAATTCGCATGTACCTCAACACTCCATGTGCCGATCCTGTGCTGTGGGAAGACCAGACGTTCACCATCGACGCATCGACGCCGAACGATTCATACGTCCAGATTTTCAACTACAACTACCCAGAGAATGTCGCGAGCGGCGACCCGTATGTGTGGCTGTGGCGGTTTTCGATGGACACGGACTCCACGGTGTTCGGGATTCCCGCATGATCCCACCCTCTACGACCTCCCCACATGACCTTTCTCTCGATCCTCGCGTTCCTGAAGCGCATCCCATCCGACATCTGGTTCGGACTGGTGGGCATCGCCATCGTCGTCGCGCTGTGGGTGACGGTCGTAGGCTACGGGCAGTCGAAATACACCGCAGGCTACACGGCGGCACTGACCAAGGCCGCGCAGATCGTGCGCGTGGACACCGTCGACCGCGTTGTGGCGCGCACTGATACCATTGTCAAGCGCGTGACGAAACAGATCGCTACTGTGGACACGCTGATCGAACAGGTGCACGACACGGTGCGCGTGCAGTTCCCCGAGGTTGCGAAGGCGCTCAACGCCTGCACCACGCTCACAAACGATTGCGCGGCGCTCAAGGCCAGCGTGCTGACGGAGCGCACGGCGTGGGCCGAACGCGACACCGCGCTACGGCTCACCATCGTCGCGAAGAGCGACACGGTGCGTACGCTTCGAAAGCGTTGGACCCGCACGCAATCACTTGGCGGCGCTGCGCTGGCCGCTCTTCTTGCATTCTTCGGAGGGCGGTAGCATGGCCGCGTTTACGCACTGGCGTGTCTACATCACAGCGAACGGGAGTGACCCATACATACAGTGCGCTGAGCTCACCATGCACGAGAGCGTAGGTGGCTCGAATGTGTGTAGCGGAGGCACCGCATTCGCGAGCGGTGATCTCGGCGGCGGTGAAGTCCCCGCTTCAGCATTCGACGGCAACACCGGCACCTACTGGACGAGTCAGAACGGTGGCCCGTGGGCGCTCGGGTACCAGTTCGCGTCCGCGAAGGATATCAAGAAGATCACATGGACTGCGACGGGGTCGAATACTACCCGCAACCCGTACACGGCCGTTGTTCAAGCATCGAACGATGGATCGTCGTGGACCGATAGGGGTGTATGGAAGCAGCGGGCGTGGCTCGCCTCCCAAGTCCGCACGTTCTACCCATATGACCCGACCGTAGATACCGACAAGATCCGGTTCGTGAAGCTGAATATCACGGACAACAACGGACACGCGGCGACGACGATCGGCGAAGTCGCCGCCTCGGACACCGCGAGCGGGAGCAATATCCTCGGGCTCGCGGTGAATGCGTCGAGACAAGACGCGTCAGACTCGCTCTTGGTAGACGCGAACGCGGCGACGTACTGGGTGAGCTTCGGTGACGCGGACATCATTTTTCAGCTACCGGTGGCGGTAGCCTACCTCGCGGAAGTCACCATCACCCCGCGCAGTGATAGTGGTGATGCCACCACGCAGTCTCCAAAAGATTTCGAGATGCTCACATCGTCCGACAACACAACGTTTGCGTCGGTGTGGACCGAAACCAATAAGACGGGCTGGACGATGGGTGTCCCCCGCACGTTCACGAACCCTACCCCGCCACCGGCAGACGGTGGTTCGCCGTTGCTCGCCCCGCTCTCGATCGGACTCCCCCTCGGACTCTAGCCCACACGACTATGCCTGCCATCGACACCATCTCCAGCGCGCAACAGTCCACGTCGGCCCCGCGCAAAGCCGGGGCGATCACGCCACACGACACCAACGAACTGACCGCCGTCACGCGCGGCATCTGGGTCGGCGTCACGGGCCACGTGGCCGTGATCCTCGCCGACGATACGTCTGCGGTGACGTTTACGAACGTGCCCGTTGGGTTCTTCCCCGTGCAGGCGAAGACGGTGCTCAGCACGGGCACGACCGCCACCGGCCTGATCGCCGTCTACGGCGGATGACCACGACGCAACGGGCGCTGCTCGCGGCGCTGGTCGCGGCCTTTGACGAACCCCACCCCGATGCCGGCACGCGGCGTCGGTCCTTTTCCCGGAGACTCACGATGATCGAAAACGCGCTGGAACAACTGACCGCCGAGACCGCCCGCACGGCGGCCCTCGTCACCGATCTGCAGGCATCCATCGACGCCAAGCAGGAAGCCGTCGCGGCGGCGATTGCGGCGCTTGAAGCGAAGGTGGCCGCACTGCCGAACGTGGACGCCGAACTGGCGCAGGCGCTCGCCGATCTCAAGGCCGCCAACGATGGCCTCGCCGACGCGACCGCCGACGTGCAGGACACGCCGGTCCCGGTGGTCGAGTAATGCGCCGCGTGTGGCTGGGCGCGGGCCTTGCGCTGTGCACCGTGGCGATGACCGCGTCCAGTCTCACGCGCGTACTGCCGCCGCCAGTGGTGTCGTTGTCGACGCTGACGCCGCGCGTTGCGGTGGTGGCGCGTGATAGCGTCGACGTGGTGATCGCGTGGACGAAGCGCTGCGATGCCGGCGGATGCCCGACGCGGTACCGCGTGGCGCTGGCGGGCGAGTATGTGCCGACGACGGCGCGGGTACGCACCGGCGGGCGTGACACGCTACGCGTTGCGAAGCCGACGTGCCCGTCGAGGATGACGGTGCGGGCGGCGGTGATCGCCGACCGGGGCACGGAGTCCAGTGCGGCGGGGGCGTCCGCACTGGCGATCCGGTGTCGGGCGCCGAACGCGGACGAGCTGGCGTTCAACGACACGTTCCCGCAGACCGGCAGCCGGTTGACGTTCGGCGACTGGGCCACACGCCGACGCGCAGGCGATCCGTACCGCGTCGACAGTCTTCGAACGACCGGGCGTTCGCCGCAGTCGCTCGTCGAGTTTGGGTACACGGTGCCGACGTGCTGGCTGTTGAAGAACCGATACACGGGCGCCGTCATCCTGCTCCGCAGCGACCCGCTCGCGTGCGAGCCGGTGCGGGCGCGCTACCAGTCGGAGCGATCCTCGTGATGACCCTCGTCGCGGTCGAACAGGTCGCGGGGTTTGTCGCGCTGTCGTGGAGCTACGACGGCGTCGCGTACGCGACCGGCTGCATTCGCGTGGAGCAGTGGCGCGGGGCGCTCGGCGCCGCGCTGCGCGAGGGCGTCGACTTCCTCGATGACTATACGGACATCCCGCTCGGGATGGTGGCATGACCACGGCCACGCGCACGCCGACCGCCGCGGCCATGCGTGCGTGGTGGCTCGCAAACGACTGGGACCGCCTGGCGCCCGTGCTCAACGCGACCGCGCGTCGGGCGGTGCAGCGCTATCGGCCCGACGCCGACACGCTCGACGACGTGGCGCAACAGACCGTCGTGCGGTGCTGGGGCGTCGATGTCGTGCCCGCGCATCCGGGGCACTTCGCCGCCGTCGTGGCGCGCAATGTGTTCCGCGACCGCTGTAAGGCCCAAGCGCGACGGCCGGAAGTGACGGGGCCGCTCGGCGCGCGCACGATGGCCGCCTTTGCCGACGACGCGCCGGATGCGCTGGCGCATCTCATCGCGACCGCCGACGGCGAACAGCTCCGCGCGGCCGTGCGGACGCTGCCCGACGCGATGCGCCGTCCGCTCGTGTTGCAGGTGTTTCACGGGCGCAGCGTGGCCGCGCTCGCCCTGCAGTTCGGCACTACCGCCGACGCCATGAAGATGCGCCTCTATCGCGCCCGGCAGCGGCTTGCCGTGGCGTATCACCGCCTGGAGGAGCGCCACCCCACGCTCTCGGTTCACGCACGACTTGCGGGCTACTTCGACATCGGGACCGCACGGCTCTTTGACATTCCGCTCGCACCGTCACGCTTCACCCAGGGTTCTCGATGACGTTTCAAGATATTGCCGTCCTGACCGCCAGCATCATCGGCATCTTCGTGACGGGCGGTGGCGCGCTGATTGCCGTGGGCGCGTGGATTCTCGGCAACCACCATAAGACAAAAGTCGAACCGGCGGTGACGAAGCTGACGCACTCGCTCGAGCGCACCATCGACGCCACGGAAGCGAACACGCAAGCGTTGGCGAAGTCGCAAGGTGAGAACCGCGACGCGTTCGACGGGATTCACGAACTGGTGGCGGATCTTCGCAAAGAGCAGCACCAGCACGGCGAGAAGCTGAGTGAGCACGGCGCGCGGCTCGACGGCCACGATGTGGAACTGCGCGACATCAAGCAGGCCGTGCCGATTCGAGCGACGAAGGCGCGGCGGGTGGTCAAGTGACGCGCCTCGGGTCGGTCATCGAGGTCACGGGCTTCGGCAACGGAAAAGGCGAGCTTGCGTTCAACAAACTCGTGACGTTTACCGCGCTCTGGTTCTTCGGCGTCACGCTCTATGCGATCGTCGTCGAGCTGCGCCAGGTGCCGCCGTGGTACGTGTGGTCCTTCGGCTTCGGCGTCGTCGGGGCAGGCTTCGGGCTCAAGGGCTATCTCGGCGCGGCCGCACGGCGTACGGAGGCGATGCAACAGACAGACACGACGAACGTCACCGTGAACGCCGCCGATGTGATCCGCGCGGCGAGTGACGCCATCGCGAAGCGGCGCGACACCGCGAAGGGGATCGACCCCGCATGACGCCCTTCGCGCTCGCCTTCCGGCATAACGTCGAATCACGGGTGTCGGACGTGATCGCCCGCGTCACGGGGGCGCCGGTCCACGTGGCGCTGATCTTCGGCGATCGGGCGGTCGAAGCCACGAGCGGCACGGGCGTCCACGCGCTCAACACGGTCGACCTGCTCGCGTCGGGGCAATGGACGGTGGTGCCGGTGCCAGCGGGCAGTGCCGCGGCGGCGCACGGCTTCGCGTTCTCGAAGGTCGGCGCCGGCTACGATCACGTGGGCGTCCTGCTGTCGTGGTGGCTCGGGCGGCCGGCGCGGCGCTTCTCCACGCGGCGCTGGTTCTGTTCGGAACTGGCGGCCGGCGCGCTGATGGCGGCGGGGATTCCGTTGCAGCCGACGCGGGCCAACGCCTTCACGCCGCGGACACTCTGGGACACGGTGGCGACATGGCGCCCGTAACGATTGCCCCGATCGACCTCGTGATCCGTGTGGCGCAGGCCACGCTCGGCGCGGGCGAGAGCCCCCCAGGCACGAACAGCGGCCCGTACGTGGAGCGCGTCTTGAAGCGCGTCGGCTTTGCCAAGGGCGCCCCGTGGTGCGCGGCATGGGTGACCGACGTGGGCGCGACCGCACTGGGCGCGCAATGGCCCGTGAAACCATCGGCGAGCGTGGTGGCAATCTGTGAGTGGGCCAAGGACGCCGGATGCCGCCTCGTGGCGACCAAGACCCCAGCCAAGCGCGGCGACCTCTTCGCGCTCTGGTACCCAAAGCTCGGACGATGGGCACATATCGGGCTCGTGGTGAGTGTCGCCGCCGATGGCAAGACCGTGACCACGTTGGAAGGCAACACGAGCGGCGCCGGCGAGCGTGACGGCTGGCTCGTGTGGAGTAAGACCCGAACGCTGACCGCCAAGGACCGTTTAATCCGATGGACTGACGCCGGAGCCGCATGAAAGCGAAGGGGCAGAATTACCGACCGTGGACGCCCGCCGAACTCGAAGCCCTCGAGCGGGGCGCGAGGGCCATGATGACGGCCGAACAGATGGCGCAAACCATGTTCCCGTATCGCACGAGCAATGCGGTGGTGCAGAAGGTCGCGGCGATGGGCTGGGGGATGCAGAAG